ATACCGCCTGGTATGTTTGCCCCAATCGGAAAGCGAGTGATGTCGTGAGTTGTGCCAGTAACTTGTGCAGTTCCGCCACCAGAATAGCTAATATCCAAATAACTAATATTAGAGTTGTGCAAAGCGTAAAGCCAATCTTTTTGATTTTCATGAATCCGTTTTGAGGTTATACTTGTTAGAAAGTTAGCAGTTGAACCACTCGCCATCAGATAGTCACCTTGAGAATAATTAATAAAATCTAATGGATGAAGTGCAGCGTTCCAAACTGTATTACCTGTAACATCTGTTACGCCTGTTGTGACCTGAATGTCAGAAGTTGCACCTGTGCTATATTCATAACCAAAGGATAATCTGTAATCAAAATAGGAATTAGTGCATCCGCTTGAGTTGGTATCGTCATAATTCCAATCATAGGTCGTATATGCACTTAGAACTTTCGAGATATTAAATACACCCTTGTTACCACTGCTGAAATAGATAGGCACTTTCAAGCGAGATAAAAGACTTCCGCTTGTGTTCTTTACATCGCAAAGGAATTTAAAATTGTAGTTACTTGTTATGCCTGTACTATCCTCTGAGACAACCCAAAGATTATCGTTGTTTGATGGTTGGTAAGTTCCACTAACCTGATGTGTTCCTGTTAAAGCCATTTTATATAATTAACAAAAGTCATGTATTGACCTTTTTTACAACATTTCGTTTAGACAAGCACAAACATAAGACTCAAAGCCTTTGGCTGCTGCACCCTCTAAACGCTTCATTCTTTGCTTTGTAATCGTGTTGTGAAACGCTAATGTATTTAGAAACTCAATAATCGGCATCTTAAGAATAGTGTCCCATTCTTGCCGTCTACCACCTGCAAGTCTATCTATGAGACTAAGCCATCCGAAGACATCGCCTTTGCTTTCTCCGTCTCCTCCTTCAAAAAGGTTAGGGTAGCGTTTAATAATTTCGGATAGAGAGCCGAAAAAAAAAGAGCGTAATTGTAGAAGTTCACAATCGGTAGGCTCTTGAAGTTCTCAACCTTCCATGTGTAGTCATCTTCTATTTTCCGCCCAAAAATATTAACTCGGTACGATAAGCACCCAATAATCTCATGTAACGCCTCTATTTTATCTTTATTCGCTAATTCTTGCAACTCAATAAAGTGGTGAGCTGACATTTCACGAGCTGACTTAATAAGCCTGAAACGTCTGCCATTATGCTTGAATTTAAAAGTGAGGTTTTTACGAGGAACCTCGTTTAAGAACGAAAGGTCTACTTCTCGAAGTTGGTCAATAGTCCATTTGTTAATCTCCTCAATAGGTACATCTTTGATAATTGCTATCGTGTAGGCAACCTTGCGAATAGGGTTGTCCTCGTCTAATTGTTCGATTCTCTGAATCTTGTCTATTGTAATATCGTTCCAGTTCATATGTCTATATTATATTCGCTCATTCGTTCAATTAAAAAGTCTTTAGCCTCGTACAACGCGTGTAAAACTTCCTCAGGCGTTTCATCAGGTGCGTACTTTGTATGTGTTCTTAGATAGTTGTAAATATCGTGTACAACTGAATAATACTTGTGTCCATTTAAACACATTTCTAAATCATGCTCCTCGTCTGCTGAAAATTCGATTGTTGTTTTAGGCATAGAAAAATACTCCTTTCTTGTTATGTTGTTTGCAATCCCAAGCTAAAGCCAAACTCATGACCGCATCATCGTGTAGCCCTTGCGGTGCAGTATATCGTACTCCCGTTCGGGTATATTCAAATTCAAAGTTACGCATTTCATCTTCTATTATCCCATTCGGGAATCTGATTTGCGTTTGTTGAACCGCCACTACTAAGCCCTCTATGAGTTGCTGCTTAGATTGACTCGTAAATTTGAAACCTTTGATTCTTGGGTGATTTCTTTGCAGTTGCTCTACAATCGGGTCACCTACTCCCGTACTATCCACATAAGCAGGTGTACTGCCTACTACTTTAGATACAGTCGCTAAGGTCTGAGACCAATCCTTTTGGAATCTGTCAAAGTAGCAAACCTCACCATTCTCATTTAAACCCGTTATGACAGTCCAGTCAGTGTATTTAGCCAAGTCAATACCATAAGCCACAGGCGTTCCTGATAGGGTGTTGTTTATGCAGTTGTCAATATTGCTATATCCAAACGGATTAGAATTATCGTCAGCAGGTTCAGCTAAGTACAATTCTTTAAATACGTATTCGGGTAAGTCACGTTTAGCCTGTTCAACTTCCTCAGCTTGTAGTATGCCTTCTTTAACTGCATCGTATGCCGTGATTTTAAAATACTCCATATTTGGGTCTCCGCTCTTAGCTCGTTCCCCTATCTTATAGAACCAATTCTTTTTACCTTTTACGTTACCGATTAGTTTACACTTCGCTTGAGTTGCCGTTAATGTAGAACGTAGGGCATACCAACTCTCTTCTCTTGCTCTACTTGCCTCATCAAATACCGCAGCGTAAACGTCATCACCATAAAGGTTATCGGGTTTCTCTGCTGATTTAAATTCTATCCGTGAGCCTATTGGTGTAGTCAGTACCAATTTACTCTCATTAGAGTGAAAGAAGTCAGGTATATTAACCTGGTTCTTCATACGCCTAAATGCAATCTCAGCCTGTTGGTAAACAGGTGCAACCCACCATACTGCTTGGTTAGGTTTTAGTAGTAGTGCTTGTTCAAATAACCATATAATATGCGAAGCCGTTTTTCCCGTCTTAGTAGATGCTGCCGTAATTGTATAACGTGCAGGACTGTCTAAGATAGCCGTTTGGTAACTTGTTAGCTTCGGTCTTGTATAATTAATGTCCATTGACTACGCTCTGTAATACTTCAAACCTTGTGTGGTTAATCGCTGCGATATTATGGTAGACATCACAATAGGCATGATTAATCAAACCTACGTCTTTGCTCTTGTTACTCTCTATTAGTTTAGTTAGTGGTGTAGTCCAATCGTTTCCCTCTACAAAGAAAACGCCTAAGTTACTTCGATGGTTTGTATATGGTTCTACCTTGCTCACCAATATAGGCAACTTGTATGCTGCTGCCTCTACTATCTTCAGCTCTGATTTATAGCGGTTAAATTTAGTATTTGTAAGCGGTGCAAGTACAATATCAATCTCTGAGTAGTAAGTGCCATAGATATCGGCTCTCGTGCCTTCTCTTACTTCAAACCACTTAGGTCTGTTGTGAGGGTATTCGCCTGTAATCGCTCTCTCCATTTCAACCCATAACTTTGAATTTGCGTGATAGCCACACATTAGGAATCTATATCCGTATTTCTCACAGATTGGTTTAATCTGACCGCTCAATAGTTTCAGGTCTTCAAGGTGACTGATACCACCTACCCACCCAATTGTCTTAGGGTGTTCGATTTCAGCGTTCCATTGTCTTTGAATTGTGTCTACTGCATTGGGTACAATATAGACGTTCTTGTTAATCTCCTTAATCTTCTCTGCAAGTTGTGGAGTTGTGCAAGTTACCGCATCAGCATAATGTATCGCATCCTTTACGGCATTTTTAAGGTAAGCCTTATAGAACTTGTATGCAGGGTTGTAACGAGGTAGCACCCAGTAATCGTCATTGTCGCATACAAAAGGGATTTTCTTTTTTGCTAAGATTGGTAGAATGTTGTACTGCAAATGTCCGAGCCATCGGTTGAATACAACGACATCGTATTTCTCAAAAGGCAAGTCTGCCCATTCTTTTTTGTCTTGGCTAATATCTACCGTGCAATCATAATCTAACTGCAAACGAGCATAGGGGGTGTATAGCCTATGAAAGCTCACCCCACTCATGCCGTCAAACAAAACTAAGATTTTCAAAATGGGTTCTCAGGTTTCGGTTTAGGTACTGCTACATAATGAGTAGCCTTACTCTTTTCGTGTGGTGTCTTTAATCGTTGTACACGAATGCGTACATCTCCATACTTGTTCTTCTCTAATTTGCCAGTGCGAATAGCCTGTTCAAACTTTTCTAAGTTAATCGTTACATTAACGCCATAGTCATCTGACCAAGCGTTTCCTAAAAATGTGATTTCTTCCATATATATTTTACCTTTTGGTTTGTCAAGTTTTTTATATAATTTACTGGACATTTTATTTGAATAATTCTATTACTGGTAATAGTATTCCCTTTGAGGTGTTATTATCGCCTCCTCTTATATCCTTGTCTGTGTTTAAATATTTTCTACAAATGTGCTTTAATTTTTCAGTACTTATCAAAATGCAAACATCAGAAATATAGTAAGCATAAAAGTCTGATTTACTCGTGGCGATTCCACTTGGTTTATTTCTACTTTCATACTCTATAAATACATTGCCTGTCTTGTGAGCTACTCTATCTCTTTTAACTTCTATTTTTTTATTCACCAAGTCAGCAAACGATAACTCGCCTTCTACACCAAAAGCTAAATCATATTCAAAATCTGACCTGTGTTCCATTAGTCTAATTTTAAAGTGACGTTCACTACCTTTTGCTCTACCGTAGCCTCTACTGATTCCTTAGGCTTACCGAATACTCGACTCAGCAAAGTATCCATAGAATAGAGTGAGCCTTTCTCATAGCTCTTAATAATAGCCTTTGCTACTGTCTTTTCCAACATGGTAGCCTCTTCGTTTTTAAGAACGTCTTTGATTTGCTTCTCATCCATTGCCATGATAGCCTGTATTGAATCGTTTACTTCAGACAAAGCGTATCCCTGCTCTTTCATAAGAGTGGTGAACTTTTTAGGTCTTCCGTTAGGGTTAGCAGTTTCGCCTTTTTCAGCTCTGACTAACGCTCCTCCGTGTGGTTGTTTCTCTAATTTCATACCGATGTTTTTCCGATGTTTCTATTTGTTTCTAACATCTTCTCCAAATAATTCGTATAACTTTCTATCCTCAACAATTTTGTTTCTATTTGCTTTGCTTTGATGAAACCAATTATGGCACTTCATACAGAGGTTAATTAGGTTTTTTGAATTGTGTAAATGCTCATGATGTGGCTTCTCACTTCTAAAAACTATATGATGCATTTCCCATTGATAAGTCTGATTTGTTTTACAATGCTCACAAAATAAATATCCATGTTGCAATATCATATTTGCCCTCATTTCATTTCTTACCCTCAAATATTCTTTTTGACCATTATCACTTCTTTTGGTATCTCTCGCATACATTCCGCTTTTGTAACTCGGATTGTTTTTGCCCATTCTTTTTTCCGTTGCTTCCTTACCCCATCTTCTGCTTCTTTTAGATTTCATATTTTCGACTCTACAATTTGCAGAACAATATTTGTCTAAGGATGTATATGGAGTAAACTCATTACTACAATATTGACAAGTTTTAACTTTTGGTTTTTTCGACCTTAATTTTACTTCATATTTTGATTTGCATTGTTTAGAACAATACTTTGCCACTTTTGATTTAGCTTGAAATTCAATATTGCAATTAAGACAATTCATCATACGAATATAGACAATAGATGTGATATATCTGTTGCCTATGAATTATAATTTTCTATCCAAAATTCAAAAAGTTCTTTTGTTGTTTTTATATTGTGTTCATTTTGCCAATAGTGTATTCCTTCAACTATGTTAATTAGTACATAGTGATTTTCTGCTATCCATTCTGCAAATAATATTGATTGCATCATTTACTGAATAGTAAACTCCATTGGGTAGGATAGGTTAATTTCTGTTGTAACTTAAAACCGCAGCTTTCAAATAGTGCTACCCATTCGTTTTCAGGTTTGATATTAATGTGACCCCAATCAGCATC